GAACTCACAGATGCTCTAGCATTAGCAGTGTAAATCGCTGGATACCTAGCATTGTAAGTAAACGGTGTTTGAGAGTTACTTGGTGACTGAGCGTTAGCAGGGTATCTTGCGTTGTAAGTAAACGGTGATTGTGCGTTACTAGGACTCTGAGCGTTAGCAGGATACCTAGCATTGTAAGTAAACGGCGATTGAGCATTACTAGGTGACTGAGCGTTAGCAGGGTATCTAGCGTTAGCAATATATGGTTGCTGTGCTGATACTGGGTTTCTGTAACCAGCAGGTTGTCTAGCATTCGCAATGTACGGAGTTTGACCATTCACTGGGTTTCTATACGTACTAGGTTGTCTGTTCTGATACGTAAATGGTACTCGATATCCTACAGGGTTTCTATAAGTGAACGGTGACCTATTTTGATACGTAAATGGTACTTGATATCCTACAGGGTTTCTATATGTAAATGGAGACCTGTTTTGGTACGTAAATGGTTGTTGTCCGTTAACTGGGCTTCTGTATGTAAATGGAGACCTGTTCTGATACGTGAACGGTGTTCTACCTTGTCGGGCGTATGTGTTTGGTTGTCTAGCGTTAGCAATATAAGGCGTTTGAGCATTCGCAATATATGGATACGGTTGTTGAGCATTCGCAATATATGGAGTCTGACTATTAGCAATATACGGATATGGTTGTTGTGCGTTCGCAATGTACGGATTTTGACCATTCACTGGGTTTCTATACGTAAATGGTTGTCTAGCATTCGCAATATAAGGCGTTTGAGCATTTACAGGGTTTCTATACGTAAATGGTTGTCTAGCATTAGCGATATATGGCGTTTGAGCATTTACAGGGTTTCTGTATGTAAATGGTTGTCTAGCATTAGCGATATATGGTTGTTGTGCAGAAACAGGATTTCTATATCCAGCAGGTTGTCTTGCCTGAGCAATGTAAGGTGTCTGTGAACTTGATGGATTCTGATAAATAGCAGGTTGTCTAGCGTTAGCAATATAAGGCGTTTGAGCATTAGCAATATATGGATACGGTTGCTGGGCATTCGCAATATAAGGCGTTTGACTATTTGCTATATAAGGATACGGTTGTTGAGCGTTAGCGATATATGGGGTCTGACTATTAGCAATGTACGGATACGGTTGCTGAGCGTTAGCGATATAAGGCGTTTGAGCATTAACTGGGTTCCTATATGTAAATGGTGACCTGTTCTGATACGTAAATGGTGTCTGTGCATTTACAGGATTCCTATATGTAAAAGGAGCCCTATGTTGATATGTAAATGGAGTTTGACTATTTGCTATATAAGGATACGGTTGTTGAGCGTTAGCGATATAAGGCGTCTGATTATTGGCAATGTACGGATACGGTTGCTGAGCGTTAGCGATATAAGGCGTCTGTGCATTAGCAATGTAAGGATACGGTTGCTGTGCATTCGCAATATATGGGGTCTGACTATTAGCAATGTATGGGTAAGGTTGTTGTACAGACTGTTGACCCGATGCATTATTCCACCCTGTAGGTGTCTTAACGTAAATTTGGTCTACCGCTGACCATGTGGTTGAACCTGTTTTAACCCAAGCACCTTGGGTAGAATTCCAGCCCTGCGGTGTTTTTACCTTCTGTGAACCTGATGCCATTTATATTATACCTTAAAAATTAAAAAAATATACTCTATTAAGAGTATAAAATCCACATATCACCAACCGCACCATCACTACTTGAAGGTGCTGATGTGTTCTGATATATGTTTCTCACATATCCACCTGAATTACTAGCGTTAGTTGTAGTAATTGTTCCTAGTGTTGCGTTTGAACCACTCTCGTATTTAGTGTTCAAAGCAGTCTGTAATCCGTCAACATTTGCAATCGTATGATTATGTGAATCATCTGCAACTGCAGCTGAAATTGTGATATTACCAGTTCCATCAAATGATGCAGAACCTGATAAGTCTCCACCCAATGCAATTGTTCTTGCAGTAGTTAACTTAGCAGCACTAGATGCAGTAGAAGCGTTTCCTGTCAATGAACCTTCAAAAGAAGATGCCTTAACATTATACGAACCAAATGTCCATTCGTCTTCTGACTCGTCCCATGTCAATGAAACATTAGCAGAAGTTCCTCTTTCAACTTCAATACCTGAATCCTGTGAAGGTGTTCCAGTAACATCATTGTTAAGTGTAATGATATTATCAGATACATTAAGTGTTGCAGTGTTAACAGTTGTTGTAGTTCCGTTAACAGTCAAATCGCCTGAAAGTGTAAGGTCTGCAAAAGACACATCACTAGTTGTTGAAACTGCCTGACCAATACTGAATTGACCACCACTGTATGCAACACCAGTACCAGCACTTAAATGAGCACGTGTCTCAGCAGCACTAGGGCCTGTATATGTTATTACACCAGTACCACTATTATATGCAAGTGAACCATCTCCACCTGAATCGGTGACTGATAATTTACCTCTTACTTGTGAATCACTAATACCTGAATATGTAATTGCACCAGTTGAAGAGTTGTATGATAGTGAACCATCTCCAGCGTTATCAGTAACTGAGATTAGACCTCTTACTTCTGCATCTGTTCTTTCTGTGAATGAGAAAGCACCAGTTCCACTGTTATATGATAAATCACCACCAGCAGATACTAATCCTCTGATATTTGCATCTGATAAACCAGCAAGTGTAAGTGTTCCAGCAGTATCGTCATATGTTGATGTGATGTTTGTTCCACCAACTATCAAACCATTTACGATATCTTCGATTTCTTCTTCAGTTTTTCCTGAAGAGTTAATTGTAAGTGTTCCAGCAGTATCGTCATATGATACTGTGATGTTAGTTCCTGCTGTTGCCATACTACCAACAACATCTTGCACTCTTTCTGTTGTATGATAAAGGTTACCATTTTCTGATACATCACCAGTGTCTAGTGTGACTGCACTACCTAAGGCAGTTGCACTTCCGTTAACTGTGATTGAACTATTAGCAAGTTTTGCGTTTGATATAGAACCCGCCAACATAGCGTCTGTAATACCTAATGCTTTTACTTGAAGTGTGTCTGAACTTGTTTCGATTGAACTACCGTCAACATTTACTGCAAGAGATAATGCACCTGTAGTTCCACCGCCTGATAAACCGTCTCCAGCAGTGACACTTTCGATATCACCAGCATCGTTTGTGAAACTAATTACACCAGTTGAGTTATCGTATGATAAATCTCCACTTGCTGATATTAAACCTCTAACATGTGATGTTGATACTGCAAGGTCGATTGCACCATCGTTTGCATCGTCATAAGATGCAGTAAGACCTGTATGTGTACCATTGGTTGCAATCTGAGCACCAACTGTATCTTGAATATTTTCGTAAGGTACTCTAATTTCTAGTGTTCCAGCTGCATCGTCATAAGTTGTTGCAACGTTTACACCAGCAGTAACTAAAGCACTAACTCTATCGTCAACTCTTTCATTTGTGAAAAATAGATTTCCGTTTTCTGCAAAATCACCAGTGTCTAAATTTAATGTCCCACCTAATGATAATGAATTAGAATTTATTGTTACACTTGAATTGGATAGTTTATTATTATCAACAGAACCCGCCAACATGGCATTAGTAATACCACCTGCTTTGACTCTTAATGTGTCTGAATCTGTTTCGATTGAACTGTCATCTACTTGGACAGCAAGTGATACATTACCACTTGTACCGCCACCTGTAAGACCATCACCAGCAGTAACACCTGTAATATCACCAACTTGTCCGTTAAGTGTAAGTGTTCCAGCAGCATCATCGTATGTAGATGTAAGTCCTGTTCCAGCAACAATTAAAGAATTAACTCTGTCGTCAACTCTTTCGTTTGTGAAGTATAGGTTTGAGCCTTCTGATAAATCACCTGTATCGAATGCAGACATATTGACTGCAATGTCATCTGCGTTTACAGTAATACCTGTACCAGCACCAATGTTTAATGTTGCATCACCTGAAGTTGCAGTACCAGTTAAACCAGCACCAGCATTTACTCCTGTGATATCTCCAACTTGTCCTGTGATTGTTAATGTGTTAGCAGAATCATCATATGATAATCCAATACCAGCACCAGCAGTTAGTAACGAAGCAACTCTATCGTCAATAGTCTCACTACCAATAGCAGCACCAGTAATAGAACCACTAGAGTCTATAACCTCTACGCCATTGACGTTTAAACCATTCTTAATATTAAAATTCTTTTCACCAGCCATTAGATAGTTCCTCCGTCAATCTGAACATTGTTCAGTGTCTTAGATGTCGATGCATCCGACATGTGTGTGTCTACTAAAGAGTTTGCGTAGTACTTAGCGGAACCTTCGGAAAGATTATCAGTTGTTAAATCTGAAATTGCAGCTGCAACGATTTTTCCTGATGAATTAATTACTTCGGTGGTTCCAACACTGACTCCGTACTCTACTACAAATTTATTTTGTGTTGCCATTTTTGCGTGTGTCCTGTACGTTAAATGTGATTTCTTACTACTGTATTTAGAACATTGGAGTGTTCATAACAAGGTGAATCGGGTTAAACTTTTAAAATATTTCTACTAAATTTGAATACTGTTGAATTTGCTGAAGCGGGGATGACTCTAAGTCTAACACTACCCGAGGAAGTGTCAACAGATAGGGTAAATAACGAAGTTCCTGTTGTTATATCACCGTATTGTGAAAAGTAAGCATTACTTCCATCATGTATTACCATAACTTCTGTTGCATGATAATTACTTCCACTAGTTGCCTGTAAATGATACTTTCCACTTCTGTATGCTAGTAGTGAAAACGTATCTAATGTAGCTTCAGTTGTTGAAGTTGTAGTGACTGAATCATTAGCATCTACTCTTAGATTACCTAAACTCAGTGGCCCAACTGCTGTCAACTGACCTGTCGCTTCTATATCACCAGCTTTAAAATCTGCAAATGCAAATCCTGAACCAGTAGCGTCAACAGTATTGCCTGGTTCTAATTCTAATCCGTCAAACAACTTCCATGTTGAGTCAGAAGCATCTCTGAATAAACCAGTATATTCAGTTGCGCCATCTGACAATCCATCATCATAGTTTCCATAAAGACCAATATCGATTAAGTCACTTGAAGTGTTCCCACTTGCAAGTTCAAACATAGAATCTGTAACAGAAACTGTTGTTGAATCAATTGTAAAACTAGTGCCCGAAACAGTTAGATTTCCAGTGACCGTTAAGTCCCCATCTACTGTCGAGTTATCTTGGGATGCTATCCCTAGGTCTGTGTAGAACTTTGATTTCGTTGCCATGATACTATTTATACATTATGAGAGTTAAAAAAAGGGGACTGAAAAGTCCCCTAAAAATAGTTTTTTTAATGATTAAGCGTCTACCGTTGTCCTATCAAATTTGATAACTGTAGATGAACTACTTGCTGGAGTTACTTTCAATCTTACATCTGTACCACTAATGTCAGCATCAAACGATGCAAGGTTAGATGATTTCAATGTTCCATATTGAGTTAGAGTCACTGCTGAACCGTCATGTACTACGACAATTTCAGTAGAGTGAAAATCTGAACCCGAAGACATAGCAACAACATATCTTGCAGCCCTATACGTTGCATGAGCAAACGTATCGATAGCAACTTCTGTTACTGCAGTAGTGGTAGAACCACCCTGTGTATGTCCATTAGAACGAATATCCTTTGTAGTAGTAATAACATCATTACTGACATCAAACTGTATACCACGGATTAACTCGGCAAGTTCGAAACCTCTTGTTTTAGCCATTTCTTATGCCTCCCTATTGCATTCTAATTTGGAACGTTTTAAATGTAGTATTCGTATTAGCAGGTGTTACTAGCAATCTCATGTTATTACTATTCATATCACTAGAAAGTGTGAATAGAGATGAACCTGAGTATGCATCACCATACTGAACGAAGTATACATTCGAACCGTCATTGATTAAAAGAACCTCAGCAGCGTGAGTACCACCAGTAGCATGTGTTGCAACAATTACATGTTTAATTGCAATTACTGCTTTTGCGTTAGAAGTCAATACTTGGTCAGCAGTCGTTGCTGTTAAAGCAACTGTTGTGAAGAAACCTTGTACAAGGTTTGATATTGAAGTCTGTGCAACTACTTGTAATACATCTCCCGCCACAGCGTTCGCCTGTAATGTGATAACTGAAGTACTAGTTGTAGCATAGTCATCACCACTCACTAATTTAACACCATTCAGATAGACTTGTTCTAGTCCAACAGTGTAAGCAAGTGTTACACCATTATCATCTGAACCTGAAATTACGGTTGTGTTACCAGTTATATCATACTTGAAAGTTGTTACACCAGTGCTTGGTGCATTTACGAAACCTAAAGTTCCACTTCCATTTGTTGATAATAACTGTCCACTAGAACCGTCTGCAGTTGGGAATGTTAAAGCATCATTGATAGTTAGAGAAGTTGGGTTAGACCCAACCTCTACAACAGCAGCAGAACCATCATTCTTCTCAGTGTAAAACCTACCGTGATAGGTATTTACCGCCAATTCACCAAGTGCAAGGTCACTTACGCCTGGTAATGCGTTCTGAGTAGAACTTCTTTTAAATTGGATTACTGTTGCCATTTTATTCTCCTATTGAATCGGTTAATTTGGATTATTAATTAAAATGTTCCGCCGTCAATAGCAGTAACTGTTACCGCACCACTTGATACTGTAAAGTTGTCTGAATGAAATGAAGCAATACCTTTTACTGAAGCAGTTGCATCTTTAATAGATACAGCACCACTTGAAACATCAAAGATAGCAGAAGCAAAACTTGCGATACCTTTATTAGATGTTGTAGCGTCTTCTGCAGACAATGTGATTGCACCGTCAGCATTAGTTACATCAATACCTTCACCAGCAGTTAAAGTTGCAAGTTCCATGTCTCCATTAGAACCATTACCAACCAATAACTGACCAGCAGCAGGAGCAGCACCGTCTACAGAAGTGATTGAACCACTTAATGCAAGACCAGCACCTGAAAGGTTACCAGCTGTTGAAAGACTACCAACTGTTAATGCACCAAATTCTGCATCACCAACACTTCCTGAGAAGACTGAAGATGTATCTGTTGCATCTTGGATGAACTTAAACTTACCATCTGAATCGTCCATACCAAAGAAACCAACTTTTGCAGCTGAACCATTGTGCCAGTTGAATTTGATACCTCTGTCTAAGTTATCGTCTGAAGTTCCTTCACCGATTTCAAATACAGGGTCATCAATTTCTACTGTTGTAGAGTTAACTGTTGTTGTTGTTCCGTTTACTGTCAAGTTGCCAGAAACTGTTAGGTTACCTGAAGCAGCGATGTTAGTAGATGTGATGTCATCCGATGTAAGTGTTCCATCAACGTCTACGTTGTTGAAAGTTACGTTAGATGTTGTTGCAACTGCCTGACCAATAGATAAATCTACTGTTTGACCTGATACAGAAGTTGTTACACCAGTTCCACCACTAAATGTGATTGACTGAGAGTCTAAGTCGACTGAACCACTTCCACTGTCACCAGCCATGTCTAAGTCTTGTGCTGTGATGTTTGAATCTACATATGCTTTAACAGATTGCTGAGAAGGAACTTTAACTGCAGAGTTTGAAGCCATATTGTCTTCGTCTACTAAGAAGTCGATTTTTCCTACTGTTACGTTAGCGTCAAGAATCTTAGCAGTTGTAACTTTATCGTTTCCGATTGTTACTGCACCACTAGATGCCATAGTTGCATCACCACTCATTGATACGTTATCGAATGAATTACTTCCATCATGAACAAGCATTTGTCCGCCTGTTGGAGATGAAATATCTGAATCCGTTGCACCTGCTAGTGTTGATGTTGTTGATAAGAATGATAAGTTTCCACTACCATCTGTACCAATTACTTGGTTTGCAGAACCGTCTGCAGTTGGAAGTACGAATGTAGTTGATGCAGCTAATGTATCGGCAGCTTTCAATGCAACGAAGTTTGTTCCGTTGTCTGAATCTTCCAATAACTGTACACTTGCACCAGCAGTTGCACCATTACCAACTTTAAAGTTAGCAGGTGTTGCAGCTGAACCACCTAGTATATCCGTATAATATTTACCACCAATTGCTTGAATAAGTGGAGTAGAGTTATCTGAGTCTACTGATTCGATATATAGTTTCGCACCAGCTCCCGAATTCGCTCTATCTTGTACATATGCCAACTCACCTACTGATAAATCACTCGTAGATGGAGCCGCAACACCTGTACTTCTTTTAATTTGAATTACTGTTGCCATTTTTTTCTCCTGAAAAAATTAGTTATTTTTTAATAAAATTATGTTAATTCTAGTTGTCTAGAATATGATTCATTATGTATTCTGTCCACTCACTATGTGGGTCGCTGTCTCACTGTCGACAACCTTGATTTGTCTTTTATTTAGACAATTAGAATGTTCCACCATCGAGGATGGTAGTTGTAGTCCACTTATCTGAAGCAGCATCGTAAGATAGAAGACCGTCATCTGTTTCAGATGCGTTTACGTCTGCAAGTTCATTGATTGATTTTGTAGTTAAGTCCGAACCGCCCGAAACAGAAGCAGCATTTCCTACTGCAACTTGTTTCGCACGTAGATTGCTTCCACCTTGTACTCTGCCGCCTATTGTTGCGACTCTACTTAATGTTCCTTTAATATTGCTCATCTTGTAACTCCCGGCGTAATTATAGCTTGTCCTTCAACAACACGTGTCTTGAGACCATTACCATCAGTTGTGACCAAGTCATAAACATACCTGCCTGGACTCATAGCTGCTGTTACAGTGTCGGTGAGTGACATAGTGACCTGTCCTGTAGCATCTTGTACAGTACAAGCAAATGTTGCTGCTACTGTACTAGATTCATAAGTTTTTCGAATTTGTCCTGTTGCACTATACCCTGACATATTCAAAACTGCACCGTTAACATCTGTAACGTCAACAGTAATCTGAAAGTCAGCACCTTGGTCTACGAATATATTTGCAATTATGGCCATTTAACTATTTATACCTTTTTATGTTTTACTAAACTGTGCAGTTGGAACAGATTGGTGAATATTCTCAACAGTGCCACTATCATTGACGTACACTTTATTTAGTTTCTTTATTTGGTTTCCATCATTTACATATATCCCTTTAACTTTAGCGATCGGCCCAATACTTCTAGTTGTACTATAATCTTGTTGATATATGTAAGGTTGTTGTACTTGATATGCAACTTGATACGTAACTTGGTATGTAGTGGGTTGTCTAGCATTAGCAATATAAGGTTGCTGTGCATTCGCAATATACGGATAAGGTTGTTGTGTTATCCTAATAACAGGGGTGTTATATGCCCTCTGTAAAATATAAGGTGTCTGTGCATTAGCAATGTAAGGTGTTTGTGCATTTACAGGATTCCTATATGTAAATGGATTCCTATTCTGATACGTAAATGGTGTCTGAGCATTAGCAACTGCAGTACTAGGTTGTCTATGTTGATAGGTGAACGGTGTCTGTGCCTCAGCAGTATATGGATATGTTGTTATCGCTGGTTGCTGATGATTATAATTCCTCGTCCTTATTACAGGGTATGTAGTAGGTTGTCTAGCATTAGCAATATAAGGTTGTCTAGCTTCTCTAGTATATGTAAACGGTGTTTGTCCTTGTCTAGCATATGTAAATGGATGTCTATAAGACACCTGTGTTTGTGCAACACCTTGTCTAGAATATGTTGTCGGGTGTCGATATGCAACTTGGTATGTAGCAGGTTGTCTATGTTGATAAGTAGACGGTTGCTGTGAAGTAGTCGGACTCTGATGCTGATATGTAGAAGGTTGTTGGTTTATATACGGAGCATTTTGCTGTATAGTTACCTGTATTTCTTTCTGTGCTGTTCTTGGATACGTAAATGGACTCTGATAAGTCGTCTGTGCTTGAGCATTTGCAGTATATGGTTGAGTACCGATAACAGGTGTTCTGTAACTAGCAGGGTGTTGATACGTAACTTGATAATCTTGTTGTCCGATAGCAGGATATGAATACGTAGCTGGTTGTTGTGCTATAGCAGGTACAGGTCTTCTTCCTTCAGTTTCCACACTCAACGTTTGTTGGAATGTGAAAGGGTTATTTTGTTGTGTAAATCCTGTGGCCATCTTAATAGAACCTCAATCGTTTAGGGGCATTAACCACTGTGAACCCCTGATGAGCTGATGGTAGTCCTCCACCAACAATCCAGTTCACCCCTTGAATATTATATACTCCGCCAGATGGAGACCCTGTATTGACCGCTTGCATATATATCACTGGTATTCCACTAATGTGATTCCAAGTATTACTCTGATAACTCCAGTAAGCATATTCTATCCTACTCCACTGACCAGTAGCATTTAATCTCATAGGTTGACTTGGTTTTAATTGTATATGATTATTCACAGCTGGGTCATGTGAGTACAACCCAGTCCAAGTCATTGTTCCACCCATTCTTTGAGTTGTCTTCCAAGATGTTGGTACGCCTTGTGTTCCTTGACCCGCTAAAACTTGGGCGGGTACCCCCGAGAATGGGGGTAAGAAAGCACCTGTTGCGCCAGATTGAGGGGAACCACTGTTAGTATTACCATCAACACCTGCTGGAGCATAGAATGACCCAAGTCTTGAGCCCATGGCAGCAAATTCGTCTGTTCCAACCAAACCACCATAACTATACTGTTGGTGATTTCCTGGGCCATGGAAATATTCTCCAACTATAGGGTCGGGATACTGATAAGCGACCGCTAGTTGGTTTTGTCCTATAGCAGGAACTTGATTTGGTTGCTGATATATGTAAGGTTGTTGTATCGTGGTTTGATAACTTGCTTGGTAATTACCAGTCGCTGTATATATCACTGGTCTTTGAGCAATTGATTGTGTAGTGAACTGATATGTTGCTGGTTGTCTAAACCCATAATTACCTTGTATCTGAGCAATATAAGGTGATTGCGCTTGTACACTCGCCTGAGCGTTTGCTTGATATGTGTATTCTTGTATTGCTGGTTGTTGTGCAATAACTTGATATGTAGCATTTACCGCTGTTTGTCTATTTGCAATTGAAGGATTAGCATTATCAATCGTAGTTTGTCTATTTGCAATTACAGGATGTCTGTAAGACGCTGGTTGTTGAGCAGTGTTTTGTCTATTCGCAATGTACGGATATGTATAAGGTTGCTGTGTTTGTGCTACATATTGTCCATTAGCAATGTATGGATACGGTTGCTGAGCATTAGCAGTATATTGATACGTTGTTTGATTGTTATACGTAAACGGTATCTGTTTATTTACTTGGTTTTGATAAGGTTGTTGTGCAATAACAGGATTCTGATACGGAATATTACCCTGTAGGTTATAGATACTAGGTTGTCTTGCATTAGCAATATACGGTGTTTGAATCTGATTTTGATATGTACTCGGTTGTCTTGCATTAGCAATATATGGTTGTCGACCATTCACTGGATTTCTATACGTACTAGGTTGCTGATTTACATAGGTAGAGGGTTGTCTACCTTGTCCAACATATGTAGCAGGAACTTGATGCTGATATGGTGTTGGCGTTCGTCCCTGTCTAGCATAGGTGAATGGACTCCTATTCTGATATGTAAAGGGTACTTGTTGATTGGCAGGTTGTCGAGCTATACGTTGTCTTATGACTGGTGCTGTACCAGTTGCAATAGCTTGTCCTTGATACGGTTGTTGTATCGTAGAGCCAATGTTTATATAAATTTCATCTGCCATATCATATCACAAACCATAGATGACCACTACTAGTACTTCCGACTGATGTAGGTGCGCTACTTGTTATTTCATAATCTAATGCCAAATCTATTCTCCCATCGGTAGTAGTGTTGTTACCACCGTCTGCGTTATCGTTATATGATAATTTGATACCATTATTATATGTAGGTGTTCCGTTTGAGACCTTTAATGTGTCTGCAACTCTATCGTCTGTGAAATATACAAAGTTAGCATCCTCACCTACAGAACTTGTACTTGTACTTTGGTCGCCTGGCGCCCAAGCAGAACCACTCCACACTAGTACCTGACCACTACTTGCACCACTACTAACATTACTTAGGTCTTCTATACTAGCAAGACTAATTCTACCATCTGCTCTTGCATCTGCTCTAGCGTTCGTAAAGTACAGATTAGTCTCTTCAGTTATGCCTGAAGTTTTAAGTGTAATATCACTTGAACCATCGAATGATTGACCTGAAATAGTTCTTGCATTGGCAAGTGTAGTTGCTGTTCCAGCATTACCACTTGTGTCTTGATTACCACTAGCGTTTACGCCAGGTAAATCAATAGCAGCAGAACCATTAAATGACACTCCACCAATATTTCTTGCAGTTTCTAATATTGTAGCACTGGCTGCATTACCACTTGTGTCTTGATTACCACTAGCGTTTACGCCTGGCAAGTCAATATTTGCAGTACCATCAAATGATACACCACCAAGTGTTCTTGCGGTCTCAAGTGCAGTAGCAGTAGATGCATTTCCAGTCAATTCACCATAGAAATCTTTTGCGTAGATTTTCCTCCATGTCTTACCATCAGCACCTAAATCATAAGTCTCATGGTCATCTGGCATGATACCTGAATCGACATCAGCATTAAAAACAATATTGTCTGTATCTGCATCACCGAATGTTATATTACCGTTTGCAGTAATATTTCCAGTAGCAGTAATGTTACCACCGACATTTAAATTCTTTGCGATTGCAACACCACCATCAACAATCAAAGCACCACTTGACAAAGTTGTTGATTGTGCAGTATTATTTAAATTTGTTTGACCAGTTACGTCTAGTGTACCACTCAAAGATGCATCACTTAAAGATGTAAGTCCTGTAACTCCAAGCGTTCCGCCAACAGAAGTATTTCCTGTAACTCCAAGTGTTCCGCCAAGAGAAGTATTTCCTGTAACTCCAAGTGTTCCGCCAACATGAGTATTCTTTGCAATTCCAAGACCGCCGTCAATTCTAACTGCACCTGTAGTAGTACTTGAAGACTGAGTAGTGCTATTAAAGTTAGTAATACCATTTACATCTAGTGTACTTGATAATGATGTAGCACCTGTAACTCCTAAAGTTCCGCCTATTAATGCGTTAGTAGAGATGTCTGCACTACCGTTAAGGTCTAAATCACCATCGATTCTTGTTCCGTCTAATGTTGTAGCACCATCAACGTCCAACGTTCCTGTCATTGATGTATTACCAAGAACACCTAAATCTGCTCGTAATGTTGTGTTATTAAGAACGTCTAGTGTTGAATCGATATCTGTAGCACCATCAATGTTAACACTTCCACTTAATGTTGAGTTACCATCTACTTGTAGATTAGCAGCAAAGTCGACATTCCCACCGACAAATAATTTCTTTTTGATTCCAACACCACCATCAACAATCAAAGCACCTGTTGAAGTACTTGAAGATTCTGTCGTGCTGTTTAAATTTGTTATACCAGTTACATCTAATGAACTAGATAATGTTGAAGCACCTTGAACACCAAATGTGCCTCCAACTGTTGTATTACCTGTGACACCAAGTGTACCACCAAACGTACCAGCATCGCCGACACTCAAGTCTCCAGTAAGTGTTGCATCAATACCAGCGTAATCACCACCAGTAATTGTAGCACCACTACCATCTGTAAGTGTTGGAGATGTTAATGTACCTCCAGTATGGACGGTTACATCACCATTGATTTTTGTTTTACCTTCTAACTGAATTTTGATATCAGAACTTTCACGAGAGGTTACCCTAGGGTCAACCTCACCGTTAATGATAACACCTTTTGAGTTATTATTATAGATATCACCTGTAGCAGTAGTAGACCAAAAACCTGTTGTTGAACCAGCGGCATCTGTTCCTAAGTATGAACCTGTGAATGAGAAGACGGTTACTTCATCGCCGACTGAAGCAGCAGACTGTAACTGAATTGAATTGTAAGTAGTTGCGTTAAGTATACCAAATCCACCGATAGAATATTCACTAGAAAAGTTCTTTTGTATACCATTGACATACACTTGAACTCTATTAGCTTTAAATTCTAACTCGTGATTTGCAACATCATTACCACTAAACGTGGTTTGACCTGCTGTTGCAACGAAGCGATATTCTTGGAAAAAGAATGCTTTATCTTCAATACTATTAACTGCATCGACAAGAGTTTCTTGACTTTCTGTTCTCAGACCACTTGTGTCTCCCATATCCGAAGATACTTCATTGAAGACTTGTCTGAATGTTTCTATAGTACTGTATTGGTCTACTTGTTTAGCCATGAATTTTATCTACCAGTTGTGTTAATAATGTTTTAATATCTGAAACATCTTTCTTTAAATTATTTATCTCTTCTACTTGTTTTTTGAAGGTTTCTTTCCTAAGTTTTTGCGCCCTATAAGCATTAATATCAGTATTCACCACAGCAGTAGATTCCGAATCTCTTGCTAATGATGAATGACCTTCTACTTTCCAATATTCAGTCACTATGCAAGTCCTAAACATCTAAGAGCAGATACCATAGGAATTACTGAAGTGTTTGTTCCCTTACCTACAATCTTAACTGAGAAAGCACTGAACTCTGGCAAGTCTTCGACTGACCATTCGTTTTCTTTAAAGTTTCTAGCATCCGATTCTACTACAGTGTTTGGCGAACCATCACCATTAAAGTATGTCCACCCCAAATCATCAAACGGTGTTGAGTCATCATTTTTCAACACCTTATATAGTACTTCAACACCAGTAGTTTCGGGTTTAAATACATCTGCAACAACTCTTAGAGATGTAGCAGGAGTTTTTAGATTGACTTTTCTAGTGATATAAACCATTGCGTTGTTATCACCATCGGGGTCTGTTGACGGGATGTAATTAGTAACAGGACTTCCAGGCTCTCCAGGCACGTCTGCAGAAGTATCAATGTTGTTAATTCTATTCAATATCGCAATAGCACCAATTGTACCCACGTCTATGACTGGTGATATATTAGGTGTTGCTGATTGTAGTTGCAACGTACATGTAAAGGATTTCGTACTTGCCATTTCATTTTGTTCATTGATTGGCGATGCAACAACACTTGATGTTCCAAAGTATGCGTTATCATTTAGTGTAATGAAATCTTGTGTTGAGTTTTTATCATATGCGTTCCCACCTTGGTTGTAACCTTCAGGCGTGTCCATAGGTGTTCTAGTTACTGCAGCCAAAACTCTTGTCAATGGCGGAATAACATTCGGAATCATTGTGTGTATAGAATCGTAATAGTAGTTTCTTGTTGCAAAAGAATTTGCTCCACCACCTACTGTAGATTCCAAGGCACCATAACTTGCTTTTAAATCATATGATGATAGGTCGGGTACTATTGTGAATGCATCGATTTCTATATTACTAATAGTACTATATCCAAGAGTTTTATTCAACTCTTCGAGTGGGAACCCACCTAGAGTATCACCAACCGCATCGATAACTATTGTACAAGACGCTGTTCCACCATCAAAGTTTGTGAATGTTAAAGTGTTACCAACAGCATGTCCTTGGCCAGGGTTCGTAATAGTAGAACTAGTGATGTTATTATTTACAACTACAATTTCTACAGAACAACCAGTACCACTACCAGTTGTACTTGTTTGTTGTACAGTATATGTACCAGCACTTGGTGTTCCCGATACACTAGGTGTTGCAATTCGTAATGCACCATTTAATGCATTACCTGTTAATCCACTTAGAATAACATTTGAATCTGACTTATACATACCATGTGAGTAGTTATATACCTTCACATAGTTTTTACCAATGTATGTTTCAATCGGGTTCGATTGTAGTTTTGTAGTTGGTAATGCATCATTTTCAAATACCAATTTTGGTGTTTTTGATTGATTAAATACAGCCCTTCTGATTGTAAACTTGAGGTCATCTTCCTGTGTAGCAGTCCATGTTGATGCGTTCTGTGATAAGAACAATGAACCAGCATATGGTTGTCCAGCAATTGTCTGACCTGTTGCAATATCTTTTTCGCCCATTCTAGATATGAAAGCCTCATACTCATTTGAGTTAGAGTAAACTACGAAACAATACTCAACATCTTGTTGAAGGTATACTGGTGACTCAAAAGTAAATGATGTCGCCTTGCTTCCATCTTGTGATGTGGCCACAGCAGATGGGTTCAATGTTACCACTGAGAAAGGCAATACTATTTGGCCAGGATAACCATTAACCATGTTTCTAATTTCAACAGAAACTGGGATATGTGTATCTTTAGACTGGAAGAATACATCAATTCCAGTTGCAAAGGTACCACCTGATTGTTCTACTAGGAACGATTGAGCAAGTGGGTCACCCCATCCTCTTTCCATTTCGGGGAATTGAGGTTGTGTAAATCGACCTGTGAAATCTCGCCAACCATCGAACTCTTCCAAAACTGGTTCTGGCGGTATTATTGGAACAGGTGGAACCAAAACAGGTGGCGGAGTTGTATCTTCCGGCAATGGAATGAAAACAGGCGGTGATTGAATTACTGATATAACAGGAACTTCAACCTCCACGATTCTTTCAATAATAACTTCTTCTATTAAAATTTGTGGTGGAAGTTCAATGTAAACTTCTCTAATAGGTGGTATTTCGGGAATAGGTACTGGTGGTGCAACAGTATCCCAAGGCAAGACATTCGTCCTTTCGCCAGGTTTTGTAATCTGTCTTTCACCAGCTGTTCTTTCACGAATAACTCTACCATTTCTTGTAGATGTAATTTCAGTTTGAGTCGATGTTAAATGACCCTGAGCCTGATACATACCACTACCGTGTGAATTAGGTGATGATATATTATTGTAACTTGAAGTAACTCTTAATTCTCTTTGACCAGTAGGGAATTTACCGCCAGGCAAAAAGAAGTTCGCCTTCAGTTCACCATTTTTATCTGTCTTTGGAATTGATGCAAGTGAGACTGAACCATTATGTGAGTATACAGCAGTACTAGGTGCGATGAAACTATCTATTCTTTCGTTATCAAAGAAGAAATAATGGAATGTATTTGGTTTTAAGTTTGTACAATGTATCGCAATAGTTCTAGCACGCATGAATGGTATAAGTGTTACACTTACAACTCTGTCATTTCTTGTTTCTACAAAGTCTTCAACAACACTTGTTGATACACCAGTTCTTGTTTGTGTTTCTACAGTCTCTGTAATCTCTCTTGTTACCTGAAATCCTGAAGTCCATCTACCATGTTGTGTTGGGTCTCCATTCCAAGAACCATTTGAAGTTGCTTGTACTTCAGTAGCAACAGTTTCGGGTTTACCCGCCCATGTAGTCTGCCATTCGTTCCAAACGGTTCCCATAGCATTTTTATTTTCAGACACAAGTGCATCGAAGTTACCTTCTCTATTAATTCTTACTTCTGGCAATTGGTCTCTGTCTTGCCATATATCTGTTTCGGGTGTTAACTTGACATTACCAAAGAAACTGAATACGTGATATGGGTTGACATTGATATGTCTAGAGGACTTATCATTTTGTGCTAAATTGACATTTGTGTATGGTAAGGTAATTAAATCCCCTGTCTTCTGATAATCTGAAGAAAGAGCAGTGTTTAAAGATATATCAAAGAACTGTGAGAAGTTCTTAGGTCTCATAGCACCAAGTTCAGTGTCAATAGCAACGTTATAGTCGGGATGGTTAACATCTCCAACTCTGTGTCCTTTAAAGTTATCTACTAAAAATCCTGATTTAAATCTATCGAAACCATCGGAATCTAGTATCTGTTTTGTTTGTGTGTCTTTTTCTAATAGAGAAAGAGATGTAATTCTTTCTAAGTTAGTCACACGGCTATTAATCCTACCGATGTCTTTCATCGTATATCTACGATGGTCGTGTGACCTTACTTTAACATTTTTTAAACTAGCAGTATAAGCAGGAATCTCTAGTTCGAATAACTCAATAGCATCATCTATACCTTTTGGTTTAGTTGGTGATAGTGAAGGTATCCCTACTGCAGTTTGGAATGTGCCTGATTTGTGTAGATATACTTTATCGATTCTACCTACATAGAATTTTATGTCACCAGTTACACTTGAGCCTGGAACTGGGGAATCAGTTGTGATTGCATGTGTTTGCGTAATGCCATCTCTTGAGTCACCAAAGTTTCTACCTGTATCATAACCAAACGGAGCAAATACAGCACCAGTTGTATTATTTGATAAATCAATTGCGTTGGTTGGAGTAGATGCATTGTTTATTTTAAAATTAGAAGTTCCAAGAATCTGTCCAGCAACTGGTCTAAAGTCAATACAATCTGAGAGTTCGAATGTTCCATCGGGTTCTAAACCACCTAAGTCTATTCTATTGGGGGAATATACTGGTATGTCATCATAGTCGATTGACCTATATGATTCAACATCAAAATATTCTCCAGCACCAGCAGAAAAATAATCGAAACAAATAAGTAGTGGGCCGTTAGGAGAAGGTTCTCCAGTTTTTCTTGTTAGTTTTCCAAGGTCATAGTACCCATCTCTTTGACCATTGTCAAAGAAGTATCTACTCTTAATATCTTCTGAACCTTGATGTACGTTTGATATAGTAACAGATGCACCTGATGATGCGCCAACAATTACCTCACTCTCAACAAATGAACCACTAACCATTCTGTAATGAGATATAGCACCACTACCAGCATAGTATACTAATATTGCACGTGCATTTGATGTCTGTCCAACCAAAGTTTCGTATTGTGTAAATGTTCCAGTAACTGTACCAAAACTCGCATTCGGCATAACTGGTGCAGTTCCACCTTCGTATATTGCATGAATCTTATGAACGTCAGCAACACCTAGTGTAATTTCTTTATCATCATATGCAGTTCCATAAAAACCATTAGCACTTCTAGGTTGAGTGACTTTAAGCAATCTTGATTTGTTTAGTGTTTTGGAACGAGCTTTTGGCGAAGTCAACAATACTGTAGATGTAACTTTAAGAATCGCACCACTATTGTTTGCTAGTGTACATGTTAACTGATTACCAGTCACATTTGGACTTAGGTTTTCGATGTCTAGTAAATCACCAGCATCGAATGCGTTACTATCTGTAGATGCTTTTACTACTGCGATTGAGAAGTTATCTGTATTTCTTGCTTCGAAGGTTGCTTGTGAACCAGCACTAATAGTGAATGCACCACTGTTTATTGTTACTATGTGTTGTCTTCTTACTTTAACATTCTTACCAGCATGTTCAGCAACCCAATCTCTAGGCCATGCGTAAATAGCTGCAGTTTGGTCTTGTTTATGAATTCTAACTCTACGTCTTGTTACACTACCGTTTGAGATTGGAGATACGCCAGAGGTGGCGGTACATTGGGCATTGTTAGCATCTGTAACAGTTTGAATAACTCTTTGGGTACCAGTACCGTCAATGATGATGTCACCTTCTTTAAGTTCGGTTGCGAATCTTGAACCAAATCCTGTTAGTGCGCCGCCTCCCGATAATGAAATAGAACCCGATAAAGTATTGTCGGCATCTGCAACAGCATCACCAACGAATGTTTGTAAAGTATCATCTTTTGAAGCTTGTGTAACCCCACGAGTACGGTCTACGTTATAGGTTCTTGTCTCTGTGATTGTTCCTGTTGCACTTGTCTTACCTTTAGTGGATATAGTATCACCAGTATAGAACCCACCAGTAACATCGTGAATATACACAGTTGTGTTACTTGTGTTGTATGCAACAATACCTGTACCAACAATTTGACCTGCTGAGTTTGTAGATACTATTTGGTCACCTTCAGTAAATGTACCAGTAAATGTATTTGCTTTAACTTCAGTATACATTTTGATATCAAATAAATATATGTTCCATTGAGAAGCTTGGTTGTATTCGCCACTTGAATCATCGACACCACTATGTAAGTCTATATTTCTAATACGTGCTTTACCAATATGCTTTCCAGCAAAACTTGGGGAACTAGCATTAACGTTTGTTGAATTCTGTACAGTATCATACAAGTCCATATCACCATATCTTTCTTGACTTGCATTTGTGCCTTCATTACCAAATTCTGGCAATCCATGTGCATTTGTGACTCTTAAAATATTACCTAATCTGACTGGTGTATTAGAACCAGCGAGTGTGACTGTTGACCTCGCTTTTGCAAAGTTTAGAGATGTTGTACCAATTTTATCAATCTCAAAACCTTTGACATACGCTTTACCTGGCGATATTTGCATAACAAATCTGTCTGCATCACCACCATATTGTTCAGTATAAAAACCGTTGTTTGTTGTGTTGTTTAAATGTTCTCTAAGACTATGTGTAAATTGATTGACAACAAAATCACCGTTAGCATCAAATGTTCTTCGTGCTAATGTTTGTTCAATCTGACCATACTGCGGTCTAGTGATTTTACTTTCGATGATACCACCATTAACTTTTACAAGTTCAATAAAGTCAGCATCATCTGTTGTGTCTAATTTAAATTTGGAGAGGACAAGTTCCATCTTAAGTCTGTCTGCACCAGCAGCATTCTCGTTTGATGTACCTTGTGAGTTGTCCAATAGTGTAGTGTCTGTTGCACTATCTATAATTGTTTCTGTTACGTTTAGACCTACTCTATAACTTGGAGCAGCAGAATATTTCTCTAGAACAATTTGTTGTTTATCTACTAAACAGAAGAATCCTCTAATAAAAACAATACCTTCTGAAATACTAGCAAGAGATGCCCTACCTATCGGGTCGTCTGTAGTTGCTTTTATTGTAAACTGATTATTATTACCACCAACAACGTTAATCGTACCATCTTCAGAAATCGATACTTCCTGTAGTACCTCATTTTGATAGAATACAGGTGAGTTATAAACATCTGTACCCTGTGAATGGAAATGAAGGAATAGTGTTACAGGGTCGTCTGTAGTTTCTGCTGTAGAGTTTGTTACCTTTGCAACAACACCTGAACTTTTACCTTGAACATATTTACCATGAAATGCAGTTCTGTACGATTCAACCGATGTTTCGCCCTCAGCATTAGGATTAGCAGATTTAACCTTCACATAAAAGACATCCATATCAATATCAGATTCCGCACCTGTTACTAATGAACCTTCTTCAAAGATATGAGAACCAAATCTCTCAATCTGTCCTTGAAGAATGGATTGGGATTGTGTTAGTTCTCTTGCTTGTAGAGGACGCCCAGCTCGATAAAGTATTTTACTATACTTTTTATCTTCTGAGTAATCGTCATAATACGGAGATATATTTAAATCTGTCTTTTCTGGCATAATTCCACTCTTTTATTTTAATGTGGGGAACAAGTCCCCACGAATTACATTTCGATGATAAGTTTGATATCTTCGATTTGGTCAGCAGCACGTGTTACCGCACCTCTGTTTTCAACATATAATAAATTACCACTAAATCTTTCTACTTCGGGGAATGCACTATCTACTGAAGAAACATCACTAATACTACTTGAACCTCTGAACACTGTGTCGGAAGAAGTGAAGTTTACATATGCACCTTTAGTATTAGCGATCGGCTGGTGAGTAACAACGTTACCACTTACTGAGATTACTCTAGATTTAGCAGTTCCCGATACTTCAGTACCAGCAGAAGCAATTAAATCATCAACCTCTAAAGAACTAGCGTTTGCAAGTGTCATTTTTGAACATACATTTGCAGTTGTATCTGTAAATACAGATGTAGTACCCTTAGCAAATGGGTCTTGTAGAAGACCGATTCTTCTAAAGTCATTGTCTGTTGGGAAGTCGCCTGAACCTTCAGCAAACTCAAATCTTGAGTTTACAATGATATGGTTACCACCAAGTTCTTCAACTGGGTCTGCACCATGTCCGTTCATAGGTGAAATGATTGGTGTTAATACTGCACCCGAACCAGCAACAAGTCCTGATTGACCTGATTCAGCAAGTTCGATTGAAGCACGTTTGTAACCCGAACCATATGCGGTTGTAGTTAAGTTAACTGAATCGATAGCGCCATCACTACCAACAACAATTGAACATGTAGCACCTGTACCATCCCCAGCAATTGGAACTCCAGTATATGTTCCAGCAGTGTAACTTGCACCACCGTTGTCAACTCTTACGTGATATATGGCACCATTAACTGCACTATTCTCAACATCCCACAATGAAGAAGAATCGTCTGTTGCAGTAGACCCCAATGTACCATTACTACCAGTACCAGCAACAGCTGCTACAGCACCAAGAGTTTTAACTGGGATGAAATCTGAAGTAACATATTTGATTGTATCAGCGGCAGTAACTGTATACATATACTTCCAAATATATCCTTGTGGATAAGCGTTGTTTGAACCATCAACATCTGCAGTGTAAATCAAAGATGTTGCTGATGTTCCTGTAGGTTTAACGTTTGAACCAACTACAGCGCCTGCACTGTTTCTTGCAGTTCTAATACATTTGTATACATTGTAGTCATCTGTCATTACATAGAATTTACCACCCCATAGGTTACTACCATTATTTGGTGTAGTGTTTCCTGTACTGTAATCGTGTGCATACTCATCGTAAATTGTGTTTAGAGTCCAATCGTATCTTGGTAAACAATGTGATACATCACCACTACCCACTTTCTTCATTGAAAGCATGTCATCAAATGAATCCATCTCTTCGCTGGTTCCGTTTACTGGAACAGGGGGTGAAGTATCAGTTGGCCATGCGTGTGACCTTCCTATGAAAATATACGTTGATGAAGCTGATTCACCAAAATCCTCTTTGAACTGTTTCGCATTATGGGTACGAAACTTTTCTGTTATAATTGCTGCCATTTTTAGTTATCTCCTACAGATATTTATTATACTATTTATACAGTTATGCCGACTTTACGTAGGCAGAATATGATAAATCTATGCGTTTTCTTTCGTTAGTCTTAAACTTAGGCATAAACATCTTCGGATAAACAAAATCCAAATCTGAAATTCTAAGTCCTTCGGGTATGGAATCTTCATTTAACATGGTTCCATATCCGTCCTCCATCAATATACCATCATCTTCTTCATCTTTAATATAATAGGAGATGCGATATGTCTGTTGACCGCTCATTGTATTTATGGTTTTAAATGTTGGGCCAAATGGGATATATGTTGTAATACTATTTTCAGAAGATTCTTCGTCTGTTATTGGGGAACCATCTTCCATCACCAATCTTAAACCGTCTTCTGTCAATGTATATTTATCATCAAAATCAATTGTAGCTTCTGAGACAAAGAATGTTTTCTCTTCGTCTGTTGTAGCACTTTCTAATCTTATATTGAACTCACCATCCTCTGATACGAATGTAGAACCAAACTCACCTTTAACGATAGCACCCACTTGTTCTTCTGCTCTCATTAAACATGCATCTTCTTCGAATTCTATATAACAACCGTCTTCCATAATGAGTCTTTCTTCACTATGTACATGTAAACTTTGTATCTTACCTTGGTCAGCTGCAACGAACTTTCTATTATGATAATCAAGTGTTATTTGATTGTCCATTAAATTGACTGAACCTACAGACCTAACAACACCTCTCACATTATCTACTCTAACTGAAGGAACTGATTTATTGACAATCTTAAGGATGTTCATATGTCGACTTCTATGTGAAGAATCGCCATATTCTGTTCTTGGTTCTGTTATTTCACCACCAGTTCTTGGGTCTGTATTATTAGTTGGTTGACCTGCTTCATCAAGTGTTAATAGTCCAACACCACCTTCGGGGCCTGTTGAAGACATATCTGCATGGAGTAAATATGTTCTCAATGAGTTTGAGAATGCATCGGGTACATACAAAACAGGTTTCATAACCAAGATAATTGTTGGCACAAATTTAGATGTAGGTGTAATACCTGTTACTGACTTTTCTAGTCCAACCTCACCAAAGAATATATGTCCAGCAGGATGTAACAAGTCTTTTACTACTGACCTGTATTTGTTAATAGACTCTGCAACTTTAATTACATATGAGTGTGTTTGGTAATATAAACTATCTTGTAAGTGGTTAGCGGAAGTATTGAGTTGTCCTTTGTCTGTGACAAACTGTTCTTGCATGTTACCTTCACCAGCAAACTTACCAATACCATTATATGGATTTGTTTTTAAAATCTTAAATGTGTCGACATTGTTAAATGCAACAGTCTCGTTATCAGCGAAACAACCACTTAAGTTTTTATACACTAGTATGTGTCTTGTTGCATCATACTTAACAATGGTTGCAGTACTTCCTGAAACTTGTCCTTCAATGACTACATTTTGTTGTGGTACTGCTGATGGACTACTAATTAACATTGGGAAGAAACTAGTATCTGATAAAATACCATCTGAATAGAAATGACTACCCTGTTCTATGAGATTTATAGATGTGATACCACCGATATCATCTGAGTATGCAAATAGTCTAGCACCCTCACCTCTAGTAACCTGTGTTTCGATATTCACTCTACTAGTGGATGTTGTACCACCAATAATTGTTTCTCCATTTTGGTATCCACCAGTGTCTGTCGGCAATCGTTTGACCACTAGTCGGTTTCTATCTTCTTCTATACGCAAGATAGTAGATGTTGCACCAGTGGTGCCACCTGTAACTGTTTCACCAACTTCAAATCCACTAAGGTCATTAAAGTAAATGTAACCACCAGGCCAACAAGCAGGGACTTGTTCGTATCCACTACCACCTGATTTAATTCGTATACTTCTAACATTCCCTACGGTAGTTTCTAGTACAATGGTATCCCCATTGTTTGTATTATCTTCATATGTTAGTCTGTTAAATTCGGTGTATAAGTCAACTCTATCGCCAGCATTCAAACCTGCGGTGAATACAACTCTATCATTTCTATGTGTATAATCGTGTGTAGTGTAAGTAGTGTTTGGTGTTTGTCTTATATCATTTTTAAAAACTACAAGGTCTGCATCATTGAAGAATATTGCCATACCATTGTCATCTGTAACTCCAGCACCACCAAATAGGGTTTGTCCTTGAGTTGCAGTAATAGTAAAGTGACCATATACTGTACCACCTTCGAGCATGACTTCGTCACCTACAGAACCAATTACTGCTTCTGCACCACCACCTGAAGTTCCAGCATTATCAAATACAATTAAGTCCTCGCCATCATAACCAGTACCTTCTGTATCGATGTAGATTTTAGTGATACCACCTCTAGTCAAACCATCAACTGCACCTCTAGCGTTTAGTGCTGTGTGATTACTTTTACTTCCAGCGAATTCTATAATATCATTCTTGGTGTATAATGAACCTACACCTTGTTGTTCGAATAATAGTCCACCAGTATTTTCACCTTCTAGTAAGATGACACCGTCATCGTCATGCGATACATAAGTTGAAGAGGATTCTCTACTGACTTGATTGATGATACCTAATATAGTACCAGTATACTCTGTTATACCATCTCTGTCAATGAAAGTTACTACACTACCTTGAGTGAATGTGCCTGAGTGATTTATAGTAATCTCTAAGGCATACTCTTTTTCATCGAAGTTATCTACAAACACATTTTCGATAATAGCTTCTGCTTCTATAAATGTGCTGTTGGGGGTGTATTGAATAATTCTATCTGTTGCAGATGGTAGTCCTGTATCTACTACAACACGTAATCTTCTAATTTCGTTATAACCCGATTCGGATATATACTGTGTTTCATTATCGGGATATCTAATTGTTGCATCTTCACCGTACAACAATCTCATAAGGAACTTGACTGATTCAGCAGTACCCTTTGATTGATATAAATCTTTTATGTTTTTAATCGTAAGTCTACGATTAACAGTATTACCAATATCCAAAGATGGGATTAAATCATTTTGGAAATACTGAAGGAATTCTTCTGTTGTTCTGTCTACATCCGAATAGTCTAACAACTTATTTGTTGCAAGAACTGTATTCTGTTTGAAACTTTCTACAACTGCTGTTTGTAAAGACTCTCTACCAGTAATAGTTTCTTCTTTTTGAAAACCATGTCCTTCAATTGTCTGTACATATAGTTTATCAGTTGTAACTAATGTTACCTTACCAACTGACTTACTTTTATTACCAACAACATACTCACCCTTAGTAAATGGGCCAGCAGTCTTTTCTGTGTTAGTAACACTTTGTTCTGTGACTATCTTTCTTGACTCATCACTAAACCTGTTAGAGACGGTGGCGTCTTCTAATATTAAGTCCCCGACACCGTCTTCTAAACTCAAGTTATCTAAAGTAGATTGTGAAGAGAGAGTAATAATCTCTGCTTCTAAAAATTCAAAGTACGCCTTTAGAAAGCTTTCAAGCGCTGGAGATTCTTCCTTCAAATACTCGGGAAGTAGAGAAGGAAGTCTCGAACTCAAACTATCTGTTTGGTACTCTTGCATATATATCTACTTAAGCAAAACTTACTGTTGCGCCAGTGTTAGCGACTAGGTTCCATGCAGTACCAGTCCAAATCAATACAACAGCTTCACCTTGTGAATCTAATTTGATTTGTGGAGCAGCTGTAGTTGACTTCTGCCAATTAGTAACTGTAATCCTACCTTCGTATGAAGATGCTGGTTCTGTACCTGCAATAATAATTTTTAACTGACCAATTGCAGTACCGTCATCCAACGTAAAGTTGGTATGAGCACCCCAACCATTACCATTAATAATAGTAACGAATGAAGATGCAAGGTCTGTTGCACTTGCTGTTAAAGTTGTGATATCGTCACTCGCCAAGAATGTAGGGATGTTCTTAAAAAGTTGAGCAATAGTCATCTTTTTATTAACAGGTGTACCGCCTGGGTTATCTACGATATGTAGTAAATCATCTCCACCAATTGCTGCGTCAGCAACCGCTGTTAATGCGCTAATTTTTTTATCTGCCATTTTGTTTTTCTCCTATAAAAACCAAGTTAATGGAATGCTACTCTAGGCACACACCATGTGTCCTAGACCACTTTATGCATACTAATATGATGTACTAGATGTTGAGTTATACCCAACACCAGCACTACTTTCACCACTTGCGATGGTGTCTATCTCACCTTTAACCGAAATCATTTGTTGGTCGATGTCAACTAGATTACCTCTAGAAGCAACAACATCAAATGATGCTGGTATAATGGTGAAGTCAATCGTACTATCTGTCTTCTCTGTTGAAGTGAAGAAGATATTATTAATTGAAATTTTACCAGTAGAATACTCAACTGTTCCAGCTGAATTATCTAGATAAATTCTTGTTGCGCCTGATAGATAGAATCTTCTTAGATTTCCCTTTCCATCATCGTCAAAATATTGTGTGTTTACTGTGTCCCCTGACACCTTGAAACCAGTGGTAACTATGATACCACCTATTTCTGTTGCATAACCTGATACAGGGTTATAGAACCCATTACCAAAGTCTACTGTAACACCTTTAGATTGGTCTGTAACCACTTTCTGTGATTTACGTAATCTTAGGTTTGTGATGTTAGAGAGTATAGAATCATTTGCTTCGTCTATAGATTTTACTAAATTAGAATGTCTGAATATAGAATCGAAGTTACTCAAATTAGATGCATCAAATGTGTTAATAGCATTGGTTATAATACTCTCAAGTTCACCTTTACTTAGTGTGGTTCCAGCAGGGTTGTATTTGAATGTAGTAGAAATTAATATCTTAATAATCTCGGGGTTGACAATAGTTGGTCTAACTGTTAACATGTTTAATGCATTCAGTTTTTGAACAACTTGTTTCTGTTCTACTTCTGATAGGTAGTCTGCGTTCTTAGGTTTAAGTGCAATAAACACTTTACCATATTCGGGTGGGTTGTTGTCTTCACCACCCCATACCGCAACTGCATCTGCGTTTGGATAATACTCACTGACCTTTGCTTTATAGTCATTCAGTGTTACCAGTCTGTTTTGTGAAGTGTAAAACTTTGTTGCTTTAAATTTGATTGAGTCGATAGATTCTTTTTCAGAACCACCAGCGGCCTTACTACTAGTCAATACAGAAATATTACTGAACCCATTAATACCATTTACAGGTGTGAATGTCTGAGCACCATTTGCATGATAGTCATCAACTACGATATAAGTTACTGTAATGATGTCACCATCTTTAAGAGCTGCACCTAGTACACCATCTCCAAAATATATTTCTCTATACCCATCTTCGTTTTCTTGTTCATAGAATACTTTAGATGTAGTTGTGATATTTGAGATACCAGTTGACAGTGTGTAAGCAGCAGAAGAACCACCCGAGTTCACACTTATTTGGATGTGTTGTTTATCTACTCTGGCATTACTAAGGACAAACTTTGGATTTGACATTTGTGTATCAAATACAAAGGTATCATTTGCATAAGTGCCTTGTGTAAGTCCTACGTTTGAATATCTAAATTCATTTCCGTTCTGAGATGGTTTCGCACTTTCTGTAACAACAAAATCATAAGTACTTCCATCATATACAGTTTGATAGATTGCACCCCTGTTGAGTGTCATGTCGCCAGAAGTTGGTATGCTACCATCACCATTTCTAACATTTGAAAGAGTTAAATCGACAAGTGCTGTTGCACCAGTTTCTGAAGAGGGAACAAATCCCAAATCTTTAGCACGAGATACTACATTCTTTCTTATCTGTGCGGAATCAAGAAACAATTCACTACCAGCAATGTTAGTGTTAACTGCACTGATATGAGAAGAGTATGCAAGAAGGTCAATCAATACTGACATAGTCGACCCTTCGAAGTTATAATCTTTTAGTTGGTCTTGTCCCTTTAAAAAGTCTTTTAGATTCAGAGCAATATTATCAAAGTCTAATTCCGTAATGTTTAATTGTGAACTGTTTACTTTTGCCATTTTATCTTACCCTCGTTACTGCGATTTTTACGGATTGGTCTCTTACTCCATTTTTAATACTATATGATACTGATACATCTAGTGTATTGGTATCGAATTTATCTTCATCTATACGAATTGTTACATTCTCAACTCTTGGTTCGAAGGTTGTTATAGTTTTAGATAACGATTCCCCAACTCTTCGGATTCCTCTATCTGTATTTAATTCAAATAGTTTACTTGTTAGATTACCACCAAAGCCTGGTTTGAATGGTCTTTCATATGCATTTGTTAGAACAATATTTCTTACTGCCCTTTTAATAGATGCAACATCTGTTTTCCTAGTCACATCTCCAGTAACTGGATGTGGTTGAAACAATAAATCCAAATCAGAATATAGATTTGAAGTTGCTACGGTTGAAGCATTGTTTTTTACATCTTTCATAGTTCTATTTATACGTTCTCATACATTACTCATCGGCAACACTTGTATTTTTCTTCTTACCTGCATTAGAACCTGAACCAGTATCTTGTGAAGTCGCTTTGTGTTTATGTGTTGCAAGTGTTGGGGCATTTCCTTCATCAGTTGATATATCACCGACTGCATGAATTGTAGAATCATTTGTCTGAGCACCAGTGATATGAACTGTACCATCAACAGTTAAGTTTGTAGTCATAAGTGTTTCGGGTGATGTGAATGTAGTATTACCAACCACATCAGCATTAAGTGTTCCACCAATCTGTGAATCAACATTACCATCAATGACCTCGGATACATTACCTTTAACATATAAGTCAACGTTTCCTTCCATAACCTTAGTGTCAACATTACCCTTGAGTACTGTTGTGGATACATTACCTGTATTCACATTGATAGTGACATTACCTTTTTCTACAGTTATATCAGCATTACCTGCTATATAAAGTTTGTTGTCCTTTGCAATTACTTGATAGTTATCATTTACTATACGTTGCACCACACTACCATCGGGATGGATTTCCTGAAACGTTCCTGAACGATGTTCGATAGCTAGTCTTTCTAGTGTAGGAGTGTCATCGATTTCTATCAAGTGTCCCGATTCAGTTTCTATTGTTTTGTTAAAAGGATATATTGGTGCCGCTACTGAAGGTATCATACCCATCGGTGTATCGGGTTTGGAGTTAACTGCACTTATATCTCTACTAGTGTAATCCTTATCTCCTGTTGCGGATTGAGATACATCTGTCTTATCATAATACAACGGATAGTATGGTAAGTCTGAATCAGTAAGTTCCAACTCTGTTATTGTTGACCCTGTTCCATCTATAAGATTGATTTCTATCTCTTGAGGTTTCTTGGGGAACTCATCTAAACCTTTCTCTAAACCAAATGTACGATTTGGGGATTGTGTAGGTGAAGCGCCATCGGGGGTGTCGGCATAGTCTGCTGATGTCAATCTACGTGGGTCATTAAATCCTTTGATGACCTCTCTCTTTATTAACTCATCGGTTATAGATTCTCTATATCCTTGAGCAGGAATACCAGCAACAGACCCTGTTACTACAAAATCTTGCTGAACATTTTCATCTCTAAAGTAACCAATAACAGTAGACCCCTCAACGAGTCCGTGTTGTGTTCCGAATCCTGATAGTCCAGCAGAAGTTGTTGGTAGAATAACTTGAGACCATGACAAATCGGGGGTTGCAATCATCTGTTTATCATCTGTATGTAAACCATGTACACGAACACGAACCCTACCAATCTTTAGTGGGTCGTTACGGTCTTCTACTATACCATAAAACATTTTCATTAATCGTCCTCGGGTGCTTCCATAGTGTCTTGTGGGTTGATGGATGTTATCGCTTTAGCAAAACTCTCCTTAACACACTCTATATTACATAGACCACCATTCTCTAATACATTTCCTTGGAAACATATATCAGTAATTAAATATCTACCGTCATTCAGTTTATCTTTACTTTCTGCACTAGATGCTAGTTGCGGTTCGGGTAATTCTAAGTTGATAATAGTTCCGCAACTAATATCTGTTCTAAATGGAATGGACACTACCATAGTATGTTGTTGTAGTATCTCCATCATCGATTGTCTTTCTAATTTTGCGTTGTCTTTATTCTTCTGACCTTGGAACACCTCATTTTCAGTAAGAGATGTTGATTGGTCAAATACATGTGTAGTAGTGTAATCATAGACCACAACACTGTCAAATGCTTTGTTGGGTGCTAAATTAACATCCACCTCAGTCACATTGGGAGATACAAATTTGTCAACAATATCTTCTGTAGTAAGTGTCATCTCAGTAAAAGATTCACCACCATCTGTTAATATTATTGGATTTTTGCCAGAGACATGGTTACCCTTTTTAAAACTTTCTTCCAAGT